ACTGCGTTTGCTGCTCCCGCTACACCACCTCCTGCCAATGCTCCAAGAAAGTTCCCACCCAGTAAACCACCACCAAGCGCACCTTTAACAGCACCAATACCAGATGCAACACCTGCGACTTCATTAAAACTTAAATTGTTTGCTACAATAGAACCCCTACGGCGAGTCGTTTGATCAAAGTCGTCGATAAAGTCTGTATCTTTATTGTTAGACGCAAGTTTAGAATCAACAGCTACGTTAATATAAAACATAGCGTAGTTACCGCCATATGCTTTGTTAGATATCAGATCATTTGGATACTGGTAATCCCGTATACTATATTTTGAATCCTGTTCGTTTGGTATAGAAATACCAGAAGTGTCCAGTCCTCCAAATGATTCGGGGTATGTTAATGCTTGTAAATCTTCAATTGTGGTGGATGCGTTAGTTCTAGATTCATTAACCTGGTTAGAAATACCCTGATATTCTTCTTGCTGCTGGGCGAGAAGATTTTTGTACTGGGTTATCTGTTGTTGATTTCCAGCTGTTATGGCATTAGCAAGATTCTGTCTATTTTCGGTGATACTCTGTATTAGATCTTGCTGTTCGAGAATTAAGGCTTCTATTGTCATTTTAATTCCGTAGGGTTTGAATAAATAAAACTACTAGTAACTATTTATGCTATGTTCCACAAGAGATTTTACAAACCGCTAAATCCAGAAAAATATGCTGGCGACCCGACTAATGTTATCATGAGATCTAGTTGGGAGACCAGATTTGCATCCTGGTGCGACCGCAATCCAAGTATAGTCAAATGGAGTTCTGAGGAAACGGTAATCCCATATCGCTGCCCAACTGACAACAATATCCATCGGTATTTTGTAGATTTTAAGATCCAGGCAAGAAACAGCAATGGACTACTTAGAACCTATTTGGTCGAGGTCAAGCCAGAGAAACAGACAAAACCACCAGAATTTCCAGGAAAACAGACTCAGAAATATCTGGTCGAATCAATGACTTATATCAAGAACCAGGCTAAATGGAAAGCTGCTACAGAGTACGCTAAAGATCGTGGCTGGGAGTTCAAAATTATCACAGAACACGACCTGGGAATATCCCCTAAATAATTAAATGGCTAATAAACCCTCCATGCTCGACGTCTTTGAGCGGAACAAATATGACCTCTTAACTTCGGTTAAAAGGTCGAGGACATGGTTCGACCAGCAGGTGCTGCTGATGTCGAAACAGAGAATAACACCCCAGCAAGTTTTGGCTGGGAATACTACACAAAATACAACCAGAGTTATTCCAGGGCACCTATACATGTTTGTATATGACCCCAAAACAAAGAATGACCTACCATACTATGATAAGTTTCCTCTGGTATTTCCGTTCGGTAAAACCGAAGATGGATTTATGGGACTGAATATGCATTATCTTCCTTACCCATTAAGAATCACTCTTTTAGATAGATTGTTAATATACGTTAATAATGCCAAAATAGACGAAACTACAAAAATTAAGTATTCCTGGAAATTGATTGATGGCGTAGCCAGATATAAAATGGCAGAGCCATGTGTTAAACGGTATATTACGGGAAACGTAAGATCTGTATTCAGACAAGTAAACTCCAAAGATTGGGCAACTGCAATGTTACTTCCAGTTGAGCGATTTGTTGGTGCAAGTAAACAAGAAGTTTGGGGAGACTCAAGAAGGGCAGCAAACTCATGATCAAGGATTTCATATCACAGATTAAAACAGAGGGATTATCTAGATCAAATAGATATAGAGTTTTGTTTTCCCCACCAGCTAATGTAAACTATGATTCGCTCTATAAAATTTTACTACTTTGCGATCAAGTTCAGCTTCCTGGCTACAACTATTCAACCACACAATCAAGAACATTTGGTGAAGTGAGAGAGATGCCTTACGAAAGACTTTTTGATTCTTGCAATATGTCGTTTTACGTAGATACAGATTTAAAAGTAAAACGTCTTTTTGATTCTTGGATGGCATCTATACAAGATCCAATAACAAGACACTATAACTACTATGATCGCTATACTTCTACTATGACAGTTGAAGTGCAAGATCTTAATGATAAAACACGTTACTCAATTGACCTGTACGAAGTTTATCCAAAAACTATGAGTTCTGTAACATTAGATTATTCTGCTAAAGACGTTATGAAGTTTAACGTAACTATGCAATATAGATACTGGGTGTCTTCTGGTAAAACTACATTACCGAATGATGCTGTCATAACTAATAATTCTATTGATTTATATTCTAAAGACTTCTCAGCATTTCAAGACTCATTTAGTAGAGGTGGCTTATCTGGTGGACAAAACAACAGTTTTTCTGGTCTCGGCAATGGAATTTCTATCGATCGTGGAATAATTAGCACACCTGGACTATCTGCATAATGGCTGAGTTCGTAGCATTTTTTACAGTAAAGACAACTTTGTCTTTATTGCTGGCATTATTAATACTCATGGTAATCTTAACTATGATTGCTATGCACAGAAATCCGCATGATACTTTTGACATCAAAGATTTAGTTGGTACCGATGGGAAACTTGACGAAAAGAAATTTACAAGATTTGGTGCGTGGGTCGTATCAACCTGGGGATTCGTTTTTCTAATAGTTCACGATAAACTGTCAGAGTGGTATTTTATTGGTTACATGGGAGCATGGGTAGCTAATGCGATAGTTGACAAATATGTAAATAAACCGAAGGAATAACATGTATCAATATAAAGCAAAGGTTCTAAAAGTTCTTGATGGCGACACGGTTGACATTGATTTAGATTTAGGTTTCAATATCGTTCTGGCAAGCCAGCGTGTTCGTATGGCTGGCATAGACACACCAGAATCTAGAACTACTAACAACGAAGAAAAAGTTCGTGGACAACTATCTAAAAAGAAACTAGCTGAGAAACTTCCAGTCGGTTCTTGGGTGAGAATTGAAACTCAAAAATCTGACAGTAATGATGATAAGTTTGGACGTATTCTTGCTGTATTCATTATGGAAGACGGAACGAGTTTAAACCAGTGGATGATCGACAACAATTATGCAGTTCTCTATAATGGAGAAAATAAAGAATTGGTTCAGGAGATGCATCTTTATAACAAACAAAAACTAATTGAACGTGGTGAACTGACAAAATGAAAATTGATGATAACTTGTCAAAGGTGTTCGATGTTGAACCCTCTGATGTGAAGGAAATTGTGACTACAGCCGATGGAGAAATTATCCCAGATACTGGAAATAAAATTGATGTAGATTATGAAACGACACGTAAAAATCTACACATATTATTGGTGCAAGGACAAAGTGCATTACAGAGCGCATTAGATGTAGCGCAGTCGTCTGAGCATCCAAGGGCATTTGAGGTTGTTGGTAATCTAATGAAACAGCTGGCTGATGTGAACCAGCAACTACTAGATTTACATCGTCAAAAACAAAAGTTAGACGAACCATCTACTAAAGATGACCCAAAGAAAATTACAAACAACGCAATTTTTGTGGGAAGTACAGCTGAGTTGAATAAACTAATTAAGAATATGACTAAAGGAGATTAATAATGGCATTGCCGATGAATGCGACACCAACCTACAATATGATAATTCCCTCCACAGGGAAGACTGTTAAATTTAGACCATTCCTTATTAAAGAAGAAAAGGCATTACTAATTGCACAGCAGTCAGAAGAAATACCAGTGATGGTTGATACCCTAAAGAATGTTATAATTAATTGCACACTTGATGAAATTGATGCAGATTCTTTAGCAATTTTCGATATGGAGTACATGTTTACTCAGATAAGATCAAAATCTGTAGGTGAAATTGTAGAGTTGTATCTGAAATGTGACGAGGATCATGGTGAGGACGACAAGAAAGCAGTTGTAAAATACAGCTTAGATCTTAGCTCTATCACTGTTAAAAAAGATCCAGAACATACTAATAAAATTGATTTGTTCGGTGATGTTGGTGTAGTTATGAAGTATCCTTCGTTCAGTAGTTTACATAAACTAAAAAATTTAGATACAGATAACTTAGATGCTGTATTTGAGATAGTAGCTGAGTGTATAGAATATATCTATAACAATGATGAGATCTTCCACGCAAAAGAACAAAAGCCAGAGGAATTGTTGGAGTTCCTAAACAACCTAACTTCTGATCAGTTTGTAAAACTTCAAAGGTTCTTTAGCACTATGCCAAAGATTACAAAAGATCTTGAGTATAACTGCCCAGTATGTTCTAAGAAGTTTAAAAAGACACTAGAAGGAATCGAAAGTTTTTTTTAATTAATCTTTGTCATGAAAGTATGGCGAACTATTATAAAACAAATTTCGCCCTAATGCAATACCACAAATATTCGTTAACGGAAATTGAGGAAATGTTACCGTTCGAAAGAGAGCTGTATGTTCACATGCTTGTTAAATACTTAGAAGATGAAAAACAACGGTTAGAATCAAGAAAGAGAATGTAAGATGGCAGTTATAACTTCATCACCGACTCAGTTCGGCAAACTTCTAGAGATCCAAAATACTTCTTTGGGTAACTTAGTCAAGATCAAAGAAAATTTAGAAAGCGGAAATTTACAGTCGCTTAGTTCAGAGTCTGCGGTCGCAGCTAACGAAGATCTTGTAAAATTACAAAAAGAACAAGTAATCCAACTTA